TAAACATTTTTTTAGCATCGTTACCAGTTTTAGATAGTATACCATATCTACTATCACTTGCAAGTGTTGCTAAATTAACCGTTTCTGCAGATGACATAAAGCTAAAACCAGATCTACGGTTTTTAAGATAACACATACCGTAACATCTTTTATCAGCTTTACAAGCTTCCCAAAATATATAAAACAACCTGTTTGCTTCTCTAAAATCTGGCGCACCTACATCTATTTTACTCCATTGTAAATACATATAATGAGCACCTGTTATATAAGTTGGTTTACCGTTGTTCATAAACCAAAAACCCTCATCCCTGCGTTTAAACTCTTCGTCAATATAATCGTACCATTGAGGCTTTAATTCTTCCGGATAATTTTTCCAGTCAAATATACTTTTTAAATTACTTAATTCTTTTGGATATTCTAGTTTTTTCCACTTATTTATTTTGGTGTGCAATTGCACTGACAGCAACGGCAAAGCCACCCGCAAATTTTGTATCTCAAGTATTTCACCAATTTTACCAGTTTTTGATATAACGATAATATCATGTTCTTTATCATATCCATATTTCCATTTTTTACCACGGTTCATCCGTGTTATTGTTGTTTTCTTTACAGGCTCTACAATTTTAAATAAATTTTGCTCGTACATTATCTTGATCTACCTTCTGCAAAACCTTTAAAACTTGTTTCTTTTTTATCTAAGGTTTTATTGTTTAATAAAGTTTCTTCTTCTTGTATGCGGTTTAAAATTTCAAAAGCGTCAAATATAGCTAGCTTTTTAGTAGCTGCGGCATTTTTTAATCTATCAGCACTAACATCATCTTCAGTATTAG